TTTGACACTGGCTCCTATCACGACGACTTTCTTTCTAGTTGTGTGAAGTTGGTCAGGTCAGCCACCATCGAGCAAGAGAACACAATCCGACATCAGTTTACAAAAGGCACTCCCGACTATGTCCGTGCAGTTAACGCACTGCAAGCCACACCGCTTTCGATTAACACGGACGTACTCGAGATCGTGCAGTGGTGTTGGGACGAGCGCAAACAGTTAGGCAAGTTTCCGACTCAAGATCTACCAGAGCGACCACGGATGCCGGAGAACTGGCAAAACTTAGAGCCGCAAGTCATCGCGGAGATCAAGGCCGACATCAGGCGACATCAGAAACTGGTAACTCAAGTCAAAGGTTCAGCCGAGGTCATGAGGCAAGATCTACAGACGGCCCATGAACTGGCTGTACATGACAAGTGGTTTTTACCAATGAACCTAGATTTTCGAGGTAGAATATATGCAATACCCTCGTTTAATTACTTCCGCGACGATCACATCAAGGCGCTGTTTACCTACTACCGTGGCTACAAGGTCGAGGGCAACAATGCGTATTGGCTCATGATCCACCTCGCCAACTGTGGAGACTTCGACAAGATCTCAAAGGCTCCCCTCGATGAGCGTGTCGAGTGGGTGCAAAACAACCACGACAACATTCTTTCAATAGCAAAGGACTACAAGCAATCTTATGACTTTTGGAGTTCAGCCGACAAACCTTTTGCCTTTGTCGCAGCCGCTCTCGAATATGCTCGATGGGTTGAGGAAGGTGAAGACTTCGTCTGCTATGTTCCTATTAGCATGGACGGCACTAACTCTGGTGTTCAGCATTACTCATGCCTCAATCTCTCACAACGTGAAGGAGCCTTGGTCAACCTTGTACCGTCAGCGTCCGTGGCAGACATCTATGCCAGTAACGCAGAAAACGTCACCGAGATTCTCGAGGGACAGCGGTCAAGCAAAGTAAAATTCAACGACAAGCGTAAAGACAGTTCGACTATCGGCAAACTAAGCCGCATATGGCTCGACTACGGCATTACGCGAAGCGTCTTGAAGAGGAGTGTGATGACATTTGGCTACAGTTCCAAGCCTGTGGGCATGGCGGCACAATTTGTCGAGGATCTCATGAAGCCGCTACAGCGCAAAGTTGCTTACAAGCAGATCGATGAGCACCCAATCGCACCGACAGAACAGGGTCAGTTTGAAGCGGCAAGGTTCATTGCAAACGTCAGCTACCGTGCAATACAAAAGACGCTACCGAAAGTCTCCGGTGCTATGGAGTATCTACAAGGCATTACGGAGGTCTTGGCTCGAGAGAACAAGGCGGTCAAGTGGACGTCACCGAGCGGCTTTCCAATCGTGCAAGACTACAGAAAGACCAGACGTCGAGAGATTAAGATCTTTTTGTATGACCGTGCAATCAAACAGCGCAAGAGAACCAAGATCTCATTAAGTCAGGATCTGGATGATGCAGACGTCAAAAAGGCGACCAACGCTATAGCCCCCAACTTCATCCATGGTTGCGATTCAGCGCATGTACATAAGGTCATCTGCAAGATGCTTGATGATGGTACAGCCGAGGACTTTTTTATGATTCATGACTCATTTTCCGTTAGCGGAGATGCTTGGGATCTTTACGACACAGTTCGATCAACTCTGGTGGATATGTATTCTAAAGACTGTCTGTTTTGTAAGTTCGAGGATGAGATCAGGAACCAGTTGAACAATCCGGCTCACATCTTTGAGCATAAGATCCCAGAGAAGGGATCACTAGATCTGGAGAAAATCAAAGAAAGCGACTTTTGCTTCAGTTAGGACTTCTGTCCCCCTCTTGAAGGAACCGCCGATTTGCTCCTTGGCGTATGGTTTTTTGCAGATTTCCATGCGCCGTCATTTGATCTGGTGGTTCCTTCGATTATCTCTCCCTGTCTGGGGGGCCTTGTGTCTAATCCAAGGTCCCCCCTTTTTCTAAAAGGACTAAAGTATGCCGAAAGTAATACCATTCAAGACACCAAAAGGCCGAGCAAAGTATCCGCATCTGAACAAGCCAGACACGGCCTTTGACACCAACAACCCAAAGTATAAGACTGAGTTGTTAATGACTGAAAAAGAAGCCGAGCCACTGATCAAGATGATGAGGGAAGCGGCTGCCGACAACTTTGGAAACAAGAAGAATATTAAGTTTGCTTTTTCCAAAGACGACGAGACTGGCGAAGTCAGTTTCAAAGTGCAAAGTAAGTATCAGCCCAAGTACTATGACTCGCAAGGTCAAGTCATTCCTCCTGCAAAGTTGCCTCGGGTGAGTGGTGGTTCTGAACTGAAGGCCGCAGGTATCCTTAACATCTACAGTGTTAGCGGCACTAATGGCGTTGGCTTGCTGTTAGATCGTGTGCAGATCTGTAAAGTTGTTGAAGGTTTCTCTGGAGACGGAGAGGGCTTTGACGCTGATGAAGACGGAGATTTCTCTGTCGATGATACCGAAGACGGCTTTGATGCTGACGACGGTAACAAGGACGTTGATGACTTTTAGGATACCTAGAAGAAATAAAGCGTTTTATCGGGGCTTGGCTAATGGATACCGTAGCGGCCTCGAAGAGGCTATTGCTGAACAGTTAAGATCCCACAAGATTGAGATACTATACGAGACTGATCGTATTAACTATGTCGTTCCCTCTCGAGTGGCTAAGTATACGCCTGACTTCAAACTGCCCAAGGCAGATGGCTTTTGGTATTTAGAATCGAAAGGGATATGGGCAGTTGCAGATCGAGCCAAGCATTTGCTTATTCGTGATCAACAACCCGACATCGATATAAGGTTCGTATTTTCAAACAGTAGAGCCAAACTCTACAAGGGATCGAAAACTACATACGCCGACTACTGCGAGAAGCATGGTTTTCGATGGTCACACAAAGTCATTCCAGATGACTGGATAGCCGAGTGTGTCCAAAGCGAGAGCAAGGGGTCGTCTTAGGACGGCTCCTTTTTTTTACAGACAGGGAGATGACAATGGAACCATCACAGGATGGAGCCGCCTTTGTGCGGCATGAACCGTGCGACAAGTGCGGATCTAGTGACGCTAACTCACTTTACTCAGACAATAGCATGTGGTGCTTCAGTTGCGAGACGTACACATCAGGCGACGGAGACACCGACCACCGCCCAGTAAAGTTAGTAGATGAGGGTGTAGATCTCTTGAGCGGAGAGTTCAGAGAGTTACGAGCCAGACAGATCGATGAGGCGACTTGCCGTAAGTTCGACTATCGTGTTGGGATACACAAAGGACAGACAGTCCAGATTGCCACTTACAAAGATAGGCAAGGCAAGCCAGTCGCGCAAAAGATTAGGACTAAAGACAAACAGTTTTCAACCGTGGGCAGAGCCAAAGAGATGGGTCTCTACGGTCAGCACTTGTGGTCGTCAGGAAAGAAGATCGTTGTTTGCGAAGGCGAGATCGACACCATGACCGTATCGATGATCCAAGGCAATAAATTTGCGACATGCGGTTTGCCCCACGGAGCGCAGTCAGCCAAAAGACATTTGTTGAAAGCACTCGACTACCTCAACAACTTCGAAGAGATCATCTTGATGTTCGATCAGGACGAGGCAGGGATCGACAGTGCAAAAGCGTGTGCCGAAGTCTTGCCACTGGGCAAAACTAAGATTGCCGTGTTGCCACACAAAGATCCAAACGAGTGTCTATTGAACGGTAAGTCAGGCGCAATCATTACAGCTATCCATCAGGCTCAAAGTTACAGACCAGATGGCATCGTCAGTATGGAAGATCTTAGAGATACCATCGCTGTCAAAGACGCTGAGTCACCAATCAAATATCCATATCAACGACTGAACGAAATGCTCAAAGGGATCCGCACAGGTCTGATCACTTTGGCAGCCGGAAGCGGTGTCGGCAAAAGTACACTGATACGCGAGTTCGCTTACAAGATCCATTCCGATGGATTTACTGTAGGCATGATGATGCTCGAGGAGTCCACCAAACGCACTTCCCAAGGACTTGTCGGGATCCACATCAACAAGAACATCGTGATAGACGACGACGCCGCTACCAAAGAAGAGATCGAAGAGGGCTTTGAAGACCTTCTCTCCCGAGGTCCGATATACCTCTTCGATCACTTCGGATCTACCGATATGGACACCATCGAGAACCGCATTCGCTACATGAAGCACGGCCTTGGTTGTGACGTAGTCTTCCTCGATCATGTCAGCATTTTGATCTCGGGCATGACCGGAGAGACTACAAACGAGAGAACTATGGTAGACGCTATCATCCACCGTCTTCGTGTTCTTTGCTCAGAGTTGGATCTTGCGCTCATTCTCGTGTCTCACCTTCGTCGTCCAAGTGGCGACACAGGTCACGAAGGAGGTGCAAAGGTATCTCTCGCACAACTTAGATCTTCGCATTCTATCGCTCAGTTGAGTGACGGCTGCATTGGCCTCGAGGTTGATGCCGAGGACCCGACGGCAGGTCTAAGAAATCTTGTGGTCATGAAAAATCGCTTCACAGGCGAAGTCGGTCCGGCAGGTCAACTCCAATACGACAGAGAAAAAGGGCGTCTCATGTCGGTAGAAGACTTCAGCCCATTTTAAACAGGAGAACCAAATGAACGACCTTAAGTACAACTGGCAACAATCAGAGTTGCCTTTCGCAATGACTGACTCGGAGATCAATAAGATGGCAGATGCTTATTTAGACTACACGCTACGGACGTCTTTACAAGCATACAACTCCGTCAATCATTCGAAGAAAGAACGACAGATCCTAAAGGTTATTTTGGATGCAGGTGATCGAGGGATCATCAGTTCTGAGATACAGCAAAAGTTACCACACATGCCGTATGGATCAGTCACCTCAAGTTTTAAGAAACTCACTGACGATGGCGTCATCGAGTGCGTTGGGATCCGTAAGAACTTCCGTGAAAGAAATCAAAAGGTCTGGAGAATAGTCAGATGATAAATAGACCATCAGAAACTCACAACTACACCATGAATGAGTACCAAGCAGACATGGCGCACACTGCTATTTATCGTGACAAGATTATCTACCCTGCATTTGGACTAGTGAATGAGGCCGGAGAGGTTGCAGGTAAGATCAAAAAGATTATGAGGGACGAACAGGTCTCAGTAGAGGGCTTCGTGCTCACCGACAAACAGAGAGCGGCAGTAGCCGCTGAGTTGGGTGACGTACTCTGGTACATTGCGGCTCTAGCTAAAGATCTAAACGTGTCTCTGAATGAGGTTGCCAAGATAAACATCGACAAACTACTCGATAGAAAAGAGCGTGGTGTTATCGGTGGATCTGGAGACAACCGCTGAGATGGATCTTCGACCTAGAAAGCAACGGTCTACTGCCGACAATGGACAGGATACACTGTCTTGTGTTGCGGTCAGTAGACGACAAAGACGTCAGGCAGTTTACTCCTGACAACATCGAAGAAGGTGTCCAACTGTTGGCTGAAGCCGAAGAGATCATCGGACACAATATACTCGACTTCGACATACCTGCAATTCAACTCATATATCCCGACTTCAAACCGTCAGGCACGGTGACGGATACCTTGGTTCTTTCTAGGTTGATCAAGAATGAATTGTTTGCAGAAGATGCTGAGAGAGGCTTCACTCAAGAAGACTTCCCGAAACGACTTTGGGGCAGTCACAGTCTAAAGGCTTGGGGTCTTCGACTGTCTGACTTTAAAGATGATTATGAGGGTGGATGGGAAGAGTTCTCTGAAGAGATGCTTTCGTACTGCGTACAAGACACTGCAGTCACTCTTACTCTCTACAAGGCTCTAATGAAGACAGAGCCAAGTGAGCACTCAATCTACCTCGAGCACCGGATGGCTCAGATCTGCAGAGAGATCGGTAGCAACGGTTGGACTTTCGATGGTTCAGCGGCTGCCGAACTATATGCCGAACTAAGCCAGAAGAGACACGAGATCGAGGACACGCTAAAGGATCTCTTTCCACCTTGGGAAGTGACTGAAGACTTCTACCCTAAAAGAGACAACAAGACATTAGGCTACAAAAAGGACGAACTGTTTATCAAAAGCAAGACAGTCTACTTCAACGCAGGGTCTCGTCAGCATATTCAGAAGTGTCTTGAGGATAAGTACAACTGGAAGCCCAAGACTTTCACTGAGAGCGGTCAGGCCAAGATCGACGAAAAGATCTTGAACTCCCTACCCTTTCCAGAAGCCAAGAAACTAGGTCAGTTCTTTCTACTACAGAAGAGGATCGGCATGTTAGCCGAAGGTAATGGATCGTGGATGAAGAAGGTCAGTGACGATGGCAGACTAAGACACACTATTGTGTCCAACGCTTGCACCTCGTCGAGAGCGGCTCATCGATCTCCAAACTTAGGTCAAGTGCCTAGTGCCGGATCTCCGTATGGAAAAGAGTGCAGAAGTCTCTTTGGCCCTCCTAAAGGTTGGGTCATGACAGGGACGGATTTATCTGGAATCGAAGCGAGAGCCTTGGCTAGTTATCTCCATCCTTATGATGGCGGTGAGTATTGCGAAGTGATCCTCGAGGGCGACATCCACACCTTCAACCAAAAGGCTGCAGGGCTTAAGACACGCTCACAGGCAAAGACTTGGCTGTACGCTACACTCTTCGGGGCAGGTGATGCTCTGATAGGACAGATAGCAGGTGGTAACGCCTCGCTCGGAAGAAGACTAAAGCAGAACTACGACAAGGCAGTCCCTGCCTTTGCCACTCTAAAGAAACGACTAAAGCAAGCCTATAAACGAGGGTACATCAAAGGCATCGATGGACGGAAGTTAAAGATCCGTAGTGAGCATCGCTGTCTAAGCCAACTTTTGCAATCGTGCGGAAGCATTGTGTCAAAGCAGTGGGTGATGATGACCTTCGACGAAATCAAGAAACAACATGGCAACGATGCTTTTATCATGGGGTGGATACATGACGAGATGCAGATCGCTTGCCGAAATGAAGAGGTCGCAGAAAATGTCGGTAATATCGCTAGACGAATGGCGGAAGAAGCAGGAGTTGCTCTCGGACTTAAAATCCCCATCGCCGCAGAGCATACCGTGGGAAAAAATTGGTCTCATACACACTGAAGTTGATGACCACTTAAGCAATCTAGTAGCCCTTTACATCGTTTTAGATCGCGCATGGCGTAACCCATTCACAGTGAAGTCTGACTTTGCTCGGAAGGGTGCAATGCACGTCGCTATCGCAGCGAGTGAGGGCTTCATAACAACTAAGGTCGATACGGACGTCTGGGGATCACGATGGTGCATCACAGACGTTGGTATGGAGACGAAAGGAGAGGTCGATGAAGTCCTTAAAGAAATCCTACCCCCACACAACCCTTCTGATTGACGGAGATCTCTATCTCTATCGAGTGCTAAGTGCGTGTGAGACAGAGACGGATTGGGGTGAAGACATCTGGAGCCTGTCTACAGATTTAAAGGAGGCCAAGAAAGCCTTCGATGAGATGATGGAGTTCTTCAAACTCAAGTTAAGAGCCGAAGAGATCATCATAACTTTTTCCGGTCACAACAACTTTCGGAAGTCGGTGGAACCCACCTACAAAGCGAGTCGAAAGAAGACCAGAAAGCCAGTCGGTTATTCAACAATGATCGATTGGGTCAAAGAGAACTATCAAGTAATCCAAGTAGATAACCTCGAGGCGGATGATGTGATGGGGATCATGGGGTCGGTTGAGGGGACAAAATCCATAGTGGTGTCCGACGACAAGGACATGAAGTCCGTGCCGTGTCGCCTTTACCGACCACAGACCGATGAGCGTCATGATATATCGCTACTAGATGCAGACAGGCAGTTCTTCACACAGACGCTGACTGGAGATGTGACTGACGGTTACGCAGGGTGTCCAAAGATAGGACCAAAGACTGCAGAAAAAGTGCTCGGTATGTCACCGAACTGGCGACTAGTCGTCAACGCTTATCAAAAAGAGAAACTCGATTTTAACTATGCGCTCACTCAAGCGCGACTTGCTCGGATCCTTCGTTCCACTGACTGGGATGATGAGAAGGGTGAAGTGAAACTATGGGAGCCTACAGCATGACTAGAATGGAACAATACATCCTCGACAACTGGAAAGAATACGAACGCACCTGCAAGGCAGAGTGTAAACGTGTGGCTAAATACAACGGTCACAAACGCAACTCATGGACCCACGAGAGGAACGTGTACTATGGCATGGAAACTCAGGCCGACAAAGAGCGTCTGTATGGTGTTAAGTCTCCTTCTCAACAAAAGATCGAGGACAGATGCTTGCGTATCGTCGAACTCCACAAGCGAGGCATCACTTGGAATAAGATCGCGCAAACATTGGGGACTAGGATTCAAAACGTCGCTCGCGTCCTCAGAGATCGAGGATACGAACCAAATGTCTGACCAAATAAAATCACCAGATCATTACGCTCAGTTTCCGATTGAGCCGATCATATTCATACAGCGCAACCGTTTCGAGTTCTGGCGTGGCAATGTCATCAAGTACGTCTGTCGAGCCGGACACAAAGACGATGAGATCAAAGATCTACAAAAAGCAAAAAGATACATCGAAATGAGAATTAATGAACTAGAAGGGAAAGAAATCAATGAATAACTATTTACCTACGGATTATCAGGCGTTCATCCACACATCACGTTACGCACGTTGGATCGAGGATGAAGGCCGTAGGGAAACTTGGGCAGAGACAGTAGATCGCTACATGGAGAATGTGGTGGGAGATAAAGTAAAGCCAGAGATACGCAAAGAGATCGAAGAAGGCATCCTCAACCTCGACATTATGCCATCTATGAGATCACTTATGACTGCAGGGTCAGCATTAGAACGAGACAACACTGCAGGATACAACTGTTCTTACACGCCTATCGATCATCCTAGATGCTTCGATGAGGTACTATACATCTTACTGAATGGAACTGGTGTCGGCTTCAGCGTCGAAGAACAGTTCGTCAACAAACTCCAAGGCGTACCAATAATGCTTTATGAGTCAGGTAACATCATCAGTGTTGCAGACTCTAAAGAAGGTTGGGCGAATGCCTACAGACAACTGATCGAAGAGTTGTACCGAGGTCGAATACCGAAGTTTAATGTGTCTCGGGTCCGACCTGCAGGAGCCAGACTGAAGACATTTGGTGGTAGGGCTTCGGGGCCACAGCCGCTTGTAGATCTGTTCGATCACACGATCACTACGTTCCAAGGTGCAACTGGAAGAAACCTAACGCCTCTCGAGGTCCACAGTATCATGACTAAGATAGGCGAGGTAGTTGTTGTCGGTGGAGTGCGAAGGTCAGCCATGATCAGCCTCTCAGATCTTGACGACACTGAGATGCGTGAAGCCAAGAGTGGCGAATGGTGGACAGACAACCCCCACTTTGCCCTAGCCAACAACTCCGTGGCTTACGAAGGTAAACCAAGTCACAAGAAGTTCATAGCAGAATGGGACGCTCTAGTTGCATCAGGATCTGGTGAACGTGGCATCTTTAACCGTCAGGCAGTCCAAGATCGGTGTTTAGCCGATGGCAAGCGAGATCCAGAAGTTCTCTACGGAACTAATCCGTGCAGTGAGATCGTCTTAGCACCTCACCAGTTCTGCAACCTGACTGAGGTTTGCATCCGTCAGACAGATACTATGGACGCCATTTGTCGCAAAGTAAGGCTCGCTAGTATACTCGGAACTATCCAAGCATCCTTCACCTACTTCCCCTACCTCCGTTCAATCTGGAAAGAGACGACAGAGAAAGAGGCACTGCTAGGCGTCAGCATGACAGGTATCATGGACAATGCGTTGACCAACGGTAAACAAAAGAACCTAGCGCCAAGACTGGAGATGCTCAGAAAGATCGCAGTAGATACAAATGAGTACTATGCGAAGAGACTTGGCATCAATAAGGCGGCTGCAGTAACTGCCGTCAAACCGTCAGGGACTGTTAGTCAACTCTGCGATACAGCGTCAGGCATCCATGCGAGATATAGTGACTACTACATTCGCACAGTTCGAGGTGACAACAAAGATCCACTGACACAGTTCATGACAGACCAAGGTATCCCAAGTGAGCCGTGCGTTATGAAGCCTGATCAAACAACTGTCTTTAGTTTCCCAATGAAAAGTCCGATTGGATCTGTGACTAGACACGATATGTCAGCCATCGATCAGTTAAACATGTGGCTAACGTATCAGAGACACTTTACCTGTCATAAGCCTTCAGTGACCATCGATGTCCGAGAAGAAGAGTGGCATGAGGTAGGCGCATTCGTCTATAAATACTTTGACGAAATGAGTGGCGTATCGTTCTTGCCGAGGTTTGAGCATACCTACCAACAGGCACCTTATCAGGATTGCTCGGAGGTGGAGTATGAGGCAGCCAAGCGAAAGATGCCAAGTCGAATAGACTGGTCGAAACTTACAGAATACGAGACCGAAGACACAACCAAAGGCAGCCAGACAATGGCTTGCGTTGGTGGCGTCTGTGAACTTGTAGACATAGAGGCAGCATAAACGAGAGGCCCTTCGGGGCCTTTCCCACGACACACAGGAAATAAACAAATGTTTACAGTAGAGACCGAAGACAATCATACGAAGGTCGTCGCTCTGGATGATAGTGGTAAACACGAAGACATAGAGATGTACATAGAGCACGATGGTCGTGTGTTTATCAGGCAGTGGGCCGAGGATCTGAAAGAATACCAAGTGATAATCTTAGCGTTCAATCAGTTCATGTCCTTAGTATCGTGTATCGACTCAGAAGACGGTATGTTTACCTTGGAGTTGGACAAAAGAAGTAAAAAGTAATTGTGGAGGGAACGGCTGTCCAGACTAGCCGATCACACTCGTTCCCCCCTGATACCGAAGTATCCACTGGTACACATAGTTACCCGACGTCACATTTGCAAACAAAAAACACTGATCACCAAAGCGACCAGTGCTAAGTTAGAAAGATATTCGATCACCGTACCTTTCGTTGTTACCAGATCTACTTGACCATCTGTTGGGCAGCGATCTGTGTTTTTTTGACTCTGTTTCTAAAGCCGTTCTCGAAGTGTTTCCACGCCTCAATACGCTTGTAAAATGCCAGACGGTTCTCAGAGAACTTCTTGATGAACTCTGTTTGATCCATTGCATTGATTGCCGCGACTGTCTTGGGTCCTATTAGACCATCAACTACTGTACCTGCCGTTTCTTGGGCAATTTTCACACTGCGTCTGGGACCGCTGTGAACACTGAGATCGAAAAGTAAAAGGTCAGCACCGTCCACGAGTTCGTCTGCGCGTACTCGCGCCCAGTATCTGTCTTTATAGATTGGTGCCACGTCCTCGATAGTAAGGTTCTTTATGTCTTCTTTAGTGACCTCTCGTCCCACCCAGTTCTCATAGGTTTTCTTGGTGACTCCAAAGTTAGTTGCGCCACCGTTATCTCGGGGATCATCAACGTAGCCCCCTTCTGACTTGAGTATCTGTGCTAGACACTCGATCCAGTTATCTTTCATATTAATACATCCTATTGCAAAGGTTGGTTGGACAAAGAA